TTATGTTGGGATGGGGCAAGGTTATAGAATGTGGTCGCATTTAAAACCAAGTTCTTATATGCCTTATGATGCAAATTATCCATCTTTTTATGGTAAAATAAAATCTATTTTTTTGTCTGGAAGGGAGCCCTTTGTTGAAAAAATTTTTGAAGGAACAAAAAAAGAATGTTTAGATTTGGAAGAAGAACTTATTGAAAAATATAAGTTAATAAGTGAGGGTGGAACTCTCTACAATATTTCAAAAAAAAGTGGAGGTAGAGTAAAAGGTAAATCTTATCCTATGAGCGAAAATACCAGACAGAGATATAAAGAAACTATGCGGCAAAAAAGAACTTACAAAATTGAAAGTGAGGATTTGAGAAAATTGTATATTATTGAGAATAAGACAAGAAAGCAAATTGCCGAACATTATAATTGTAGTGAAGTGTTGATTAAACAAAGATTGAAAGAATTTGGTATTAAAAAATTGCTAAAATCCTATGAGTAATAATATGTGGAAAGATGTTCGTCAAATGTCTCCTCAAGAAATTAAGGAGGAAATAGAAGCACTTAAAAAAGTGAGAGAACTTTCTAATCAAGTAAATGTTGATAAACTTCTTAATCAAGAACTGAATTTAAAACCTCTTGAAAAAGTTAATCTTACTATAACAGCAAATGGTTCTCTCTATCATAGAGTAAAAGGATTTCTTCCTGAACTGATGGAAAAGATCTATGAAGATCGCACCATCTACAAAAAGAAAATGCTTGCTGCTAAACAAGAATATGAAAAGAAAAAGACAAAAGAACTGGAAAAAGAGATTGCTAGGTGTAACAACATCCAAATGGCGAGGAAGATTCAACTTAACTCTGCTTATGGTGCTATCGGCAATCAGTATTTTCGCTATTACAAACTAGCAAATGCTGAGGCAATCACTTTGTCTGGTCAGGTTTCTATCCGTTGGATTGAAGACAAGATGAATGCCTATATCAACAAACTTTTGAAAACTGATGGAGTTGATTATGTTATTGCTTCTGATACTGATTCTATCTACCTTAATATGGGTCCTCTGGTTGAGCGTATATACAAGGGAAGAGAGAAAACTACTGAAGGCGTTGTTTCGTTCCTTGATAAGATCTGTCAGGTGGAACTTGAAAAGTATATTGAAGGTTGCTACCAAGAACTGGCTGAGTATGTGAATGCTTATGACCAGAAGATGCAGATGAAGCGTGAGAACATTGCCGAACGTGGAATCTGGACCGCCAAGAAGCGTTACATTCTCAATGTGTGGGACAGTGAGGGTGTTCGTTATGAAGAACCCAAATTGAAGATGATGGGTATTGAGGCAGTCAAGTCATCCACTCCTGCTCCTTGTCGCAAGATGATTAAGGATGGACTCAAGTTGATGATGAGTGGAACAGAAGAAGATGTCATTGACTTCATTGATAAGTGCCGTGAGGAATTTAAGAAACTTCCTCCAGAACAGATTGCTTTCCCTAGAACTGCTTCTGATGTTCGTAAATATCATTCATCAGCAACAATCTATGCTTCAAAAACTCCTATTCATATTCGTGGAGCACTTCTGTTTAATCATTACATAAAGGAAAAGAAACTAACAAACAAGTACTCACTGATTGCTAATGGTGAAAAAGTCAAGTTTATTTTTCTAAAAAAACCAAACATTATTCAGGAGAATGTGATTTCCTTTATTCAAGATTTTCCAAAGGAACTTGGTCTTGACAAATACATTGACTATGAACTACAATTTGAAAAGAGTTTTGTAGACCCACTGAAATCTATCCTTGATGCGATTGGATGGAATGTGGAAAAAACTGTAAACCTTGAATTATTTTTTGCCTAATGGATCTGCCTATTAATGATCAAGAACTGAATACAATTGTAAAAGCAATGGCTCTTGGTGGAGACACTGCCTTATATCAAAAACTTAAATTGGTAAAAGAACTTAAAGAACAAGGTTTGCCTTATAAAAAAATACTTCGTGAAGAATACGGGATGGTGGCATGATGATTAAAGTAAAATATCAACTTAAAGAGTATCCAAACACAACACTCTTTAAGTTCTTTAAAACTGAAGAACAAGTAGAGATTTTTAAATTTCAAAATCCACATTATATTTTTGAGTGATTTATGGACTTTCTTAAAGACATTGTAAAGGAAATTGGTGGCGAGTACACTCAACTTGCTGCAGACATTGATGAGACGGAAAAGTATGTTGATACGGGTTCATACATTTTTAATGCACTGGTTTCAGGTAGTGTATTTGGTGGTGTATCTGGGAATAAGATTACTGCTATTGCTGGAGAGTCTTCTACTGGAAAGACTTTTTTCTCTCTCGCCGTTGTTAAGAACTTTCTTGATACTCATCCCGATGGTTACTGTCTCTACTTTGATACTGAGGCTGCTATCACTAAATCTCTTGTAGAATCCCGTGGAATTGATACTTCTCGTCTTGTGGTTGTCAATGTTGTTACTATTGAAGAGTTTCGCGGAAAGGCACTCAAAGCAGTAGACCTATACTTAAAAAAACCAGTAGATGAACGCAAACCTTGTATGTTTGTGCTAGACTCTCTTGGAATGCTCTCAACCGAAAAGGAAATTACTGACGCACTGAACGACAAACAAGTTCGTGATATGACCAAATCTCAATTGGTCAAAGGTGCTTTCCGTATGCTCACTCTAAAGTTGGGGCAGGCAAATATTCCTATGATTGTAACAAACCACACCTACGATGTTATCGGTGCTTACGTACCAACGAAAGAAATGGGTGGCGGTAGTGGTCTTAAGTATGCCGCTTCTACTATCATATATCTCTCAAAGAAGAAAGAGAAAGATGGAACAGAAGTTATCGGAAACATTATCAAGGCAAAGACTGCTAAGTCACGTCTGAGTAAAGAAAATCAAGATGTAGAAGTTCGTCTCTATTATGATGAGCGTGGTCTTGATCGTTATTATGGTCTTCTTGAACTTGGTGAAACAGCAGGTCTCTGGAAGAATGTAGCAGGACGCTATGAAATTAATGGTAAGAAAATTTACGGTAAGGAGATTCTAAAAAATCCTGATCAATATTTTACCGAAGAAGTAATGCAGCAACTTGATGCTGCCGCGAAACAACAATTCTCTTATGGAACGAATTGAGACAACCATTCTCAGAAACTTAGTATTTAATGAAGACTATTCACGCAAGGTCATACCTTTCATTCAACCAGATTATTTTGAGCAAAAGACCGAGAAGGTCATTTTTGAAGAGATTGTCCAGTTCATTGTTAAGTATGGTTCAGCAATTACCATTGAAGCACTCAATATTGAAATAGAGAATCGCACTGACTTAACGGAAGATCAAATCAAAGAAATCAGAGAAATTAATAAATCTCTGAATGACTCTCCAGTAGATAAGCAATGGTTGTTAGACACAACTGAAAAGTGGTGCCGTGATCGTGCCATTTACTTGGCACTTATGGAATCAATCCATATTGCTGATGGAAATAATGAAAAGAAGAATCGTGATGCCATTCCATCAATTCTTTCTGATGCTCTTGCGGTAAGTTTTGATAATAATATCGGTCACGACTATCTTCAGAACTATGAGGAGCGATATGAATTTTACCACCGCAAAGAAGATAAGATTGAGTTTGACCTGGAATATTTCAACAAAATCACGAAAGGTGGTCTACCTAACAAGACTCTCAATATTGCTCTCGCTGGAACGGGTGTTGGGAAATCACTGTTTATGTGTCATCTGGCTAGCTCCGTCTTGTTACAGGGCAGGTCCGTACTCTATATCACTCTTGAAATGGCGGAAGAGCGAATTGCAGAAAGAATTGACGCAAACCTTCTCAATGTCCCGATTCAGCAACTGGTTGATTTACCACGCCAGATGTTTGAGAACAAAGTCACAAACATCTCAAAGAAAACGCAAGGAACTCTTATAATTAAAGAGTATCCTACTGCTTCTGCTCATAGTGGACACTTTAAGGCACTGCTTAATGAGTTGGCACTTAAGAAATCATTCAGACCTGATATTATTTTTATTGACTACCTTAATATTTGCGCTTCCTCTAGGCATAAGGCAAATAGCTCTGTCAATTCTTATTCATATATCAAATCAATTGCTGAGGAACTTCGCGGTTTGGCGGTGGAATTCAATGTTCCCATTGTCTCTGCTACTCAGACAACTCGTTCTGGGTATTGCTTGGACTTGAAAACACAAGTTCAAACAC